TTGTTTGAGGATGATGGTTCACGTCCCCAGCAATCTTCACCGGCTGCTGCGCCCTTGGACGATTCGATTCCGTTCTAATGTCTAGGAAAAAAGAGGATAAGATAAAACCTATCCCGCCTGTTGGTCGGTTCGGTGGTGCGCGAGTGTTGCAGCGCCGGATCGGTCGATCGGAGACCTTGGCTCAGAACAAGGAAGCTGTTGCGACTGAATTGATTGCGATGGGTACGGCCCGTATTACTGATATCATAGATCTGCATACTGGTGCTGTTAAGCCTATTGAGGAGATCCCTGATGAGGCTCTGGCTGCGATTAAGAAGGTTACGGTCGGTCAGTATGGCACAACCATTGAGCTATTCGACAAGGTGAGTGTTCTGCGTGTCTTAGCTAAAGCGAGTGGATTGCTAGATGTTGAGAGCAATGTGGACAAGCCTTCGATCATTGGGATCAATATGAAGGGTCCGGATATGTCTACGGGCTATGAGGTTGAAGATGAGTAGCATTCCAAGCATGAACCTGGACTTTTCTAAGTCTGCTACGGTTTGGAAGTTTCTGCATGACAAGTCTTTTGTTCGTGGCCTGATGGGTCCAGTTGGATCTGGGAAGTCTTACGGCTGTGCTGCTGAGATAATGCTCAAGGCTGTGCAGCAAAAGCCTTCTCCGCGTGACGGTATCCGGTATTCTCGGTTTGTTATCGTTCGCAACACCTATCCGGAGCTACGCACTACGACGATCAAGACGTGGCAGGAGTTGTTTCCGGAGGATGTATGGGGGTCAATGCGCTGGCAACCGCCAATTACCCACCACTTAAAGCTGCCAACACGCGATAACGCACCTGGAATTGACTGCGAAGTTATATTCATGGCTCTTTCTACGCCGCAAGATGTGCGAAAGCTGTTGTCACTTGAGCTTACCGGCGCGTGGGTGAACGAAGCTAGGGAGCTTCCGAAGGCTGTGATCGACGGATTGACTCACCGTGTGGGTCGTTATCCTACTAAATCAGACGGTGGTGCGTCTTGGTACGGCATTATCATGGACACCAACCCGCCAGATGCGGATCACTGGTGGCATGAGCTTGCTGAGAAGAACCCGATCGGTGGTCGCTTCCCGTGGACTTTTCATAGACAGCCTGGTGGTGTGCTTGAGGTCTCGGCAAAGGATCTGCCGGAAAACCCAGAAGCGAATGGATTTGTATTTTCTGGCGGTAAGTGGTGGATGGTTAATCCGTCTGCTGAGAACAAGACACATTTACCTGATGGCTATTACCAACAGATGCTGGGCGGCAAGAATGCCGATTGGATTCGCTGCTACGCTGAAGGCAAGTACACGTTTGTCCAAGAGGGCAGACCGGTGTGGCCTGAGTATGACGACGAAATGATGTCTACTGATGTGAAGTATGACCCACAATACCCGCTACAGATCGGCGTTGACTTTGGTTTAACACCGGCTGCTATCTTTGGGCAGCGAACATCCGGTGGTGCGTGGAAGATACTCGATGAGTTGGTCACGTTTGATATGGGCCTTGAGCGTTTCGGGCAGGAGTTAATAGCCAAGATCGCGGCAAGCTTTAATAAGGCTGAAGTCCAGATCTGGGGAGATCCTGCTGGTAACAAACGCGACGAGATCTATGAGGTTACAGCGTTCGATCACCTGCAATCTATTGGGTTTCGGGCGCAACCAACAGATAGCAACGCTTTCAATGTAAGACGTGAAGCTGCTGCCGCGCCTATGAACCGGCTGGTCGGTGGTAAGCCAGGTTTGCTTGTGAGCAAGAAGTGCTTGCGGTTGCGAAAATCTCTGAGCGGTGGCTATTTCTTCAAGCGTGTATCAATGGGCGCTGGGCAAGATCGCTTTAAAGACGCGCCGGTAAAGAATGAACACTCCCACTGTGGAGATGCTTTCGGTTATTTGATGCTGGGTGGTGGTGAGCAACGCAGATTGCGGCGTGGAACCTACGGAAATAGCTTTGCCGGTGGCCAAACATTCAGTGCCAGCACAGACTTCGACGTTTTCTGATGGCGCTGGTTCAACTCCCTCAAGTAAGAATGGCCCACGATGAGCATATCGTGCCGCTAACTTACGATCACCTTACCAGGATAAGGCTTAAAAAAGAGAACAGCGATTTCGTAGACGTGATTCCAAACTATATTGATTACATCTGGGACAATGCGGCAGTTGGAACAAGCTGGGCTGGTATCGGTAGGGGCAAGGTCATAGCAGCTTTTGGCATTAGACCATTCTGGGATGGCGTATCAGAGATGTGGTTGATCCCTGGACAAGAGATAGACCGCCATGCGATATCGGTTATAAGGGCTGCGCGTATGTTAAGCGATACTGCAATCGGAGATTATGACATAAGAAGGCTTCAAATGTGCGTAAACGTCAATAACGATACCGCATTTAGGTTTGCCAAAGCACTACGTTTTGAGGTAGAAAGTGTTATGAGAAAGTATGGTCCGGATGGGGCCGACTACTATATGATGGCGAGGTTTTAATATGAGCGGAATATTTGGCGGTGGATCTGCCCCAGCAAAGAAGCCAGCGGAAGTTCAAGCTGTAAGTAACGCATCTGCTGCTTCGGCTCGTTCTGAAGAACGGGCTGAGTCTGACGAGAGGACACAGATGAGGGGCGCTCAAAGACGCCGCCGTTTGCGCCGTACCGGTGGTTTGCGACTGTTGTTTTCTCCTGCTCGTATGGAGGGTCCGGATCAGCCAGCTACTACTACTAACTTGGGAGGTGGTCAGTAATGCTTTTTACCATCCTAAAGTTGGCGAGGGACACCGCGCAGATTAAAAGAAAATATAACAATGATGGATCGCCATACAGCCCCATTAGCCCTGTTAGTGTCAATCAGAGTTCAAGTGGAGCGGCTGCTAATCAAGCGATGATGGACAGCTTCAACAATGATATTCCTGCCAACTTACTTAACCGGCCCCCCGCCCCACGCGCTCCAACTGCTGCTGAGAAGCTTGCTGCTAAGAAAGCCGCAGAGCTTGCTGCTCGAAAGAAAAAGGGACAGGCTTTTCGCAAGAAGTATGAAGCTGCTGGGACTATGGCCAAGAAAATGAAACTTCTTTTTACCTAAGAGGCGTAACATGACTCAAATTAAATCTGACACTCGCATTCACAATCGCCCCAAGCCAGTGGTGGCAAAGGAAGCTGCGCCGGTAAAGGTAGCGGCTCCAAAGAAGTCTGCAAAGCCTAAAGCCAAGAAGTAATCTCATGGTTAAGAAGGCACATCAAAACGCTGCGGGTGGTCTTAATGAGGCTGGCCGTAAGCACTTTGAAAGAAAAGATGGGGGCAATCTAAAGGCTCCCGTCAAGACAGGGACCAATCCTCGGCGTGTTAGCTTTGCTGCTAGGTTCGCTGGTATGAAGGGACCGATGAAAGATGACAAGGGTGAACCCACCCGCAAGGCACTAGCTTTGAAAGCATGGGGTTTTGGATCTGTTGATGCAGCGCGTAACTTCGCTAACCGTCACAAAAAAGGATAAGTAAATGGCTCGGCTAAACGTAAAAGATATCATGGAGCGTGAGGCCAAGGCCCAATCCCGCAAGGATCAATGGCGCTCTATCTATGAGGATTGCTATGAGTTCGCTCTGCCGCAACGGAATATGTATGACGGCAACTATGATGGCGGCACAGCCGGTCAACGTAAGATGGGCCGTGTGTTTGATTCCACTGCTATCTCTGCAACGCAGCGTTTTGCCAACCGTATCCAAGCCGGCTTGTTCCCGCCCCAAAAGGCTTGGTGTCGTTTAGAGGCAGGTAGTGGCATTCCGAAAGAGCAAGAGCCACAGGCTCAAGCTGCACTCGACGCTTATACTGAGCGGATGTTTGAGGTAATGCGCCAGACTAACTTTGATCTGGCTATGGGCGAGTTCCTACTGGATCTATGCGTTGGTACGGCCGTGATGATGGTTACACCTGGTGATGAGGCTACGCCTATTCGCTTTACGCCTATCCCCCAGTACCTTGTCTCGATCGAAGAAGGCACCTTTGGTAACGTCGATAACGTATATCGCAAAATGCGTATGAAGTGCGAAGCGATACCGAATGAGTTTCCAGACGTGGAAATGACTCCAGAGTTAGCTGAAGCAATATCGCAGTCTCCATCCAAAGAGATAGATCTGCTTGATGCTGTGATTTATGACTATGAGTTGGGCATTTACTGCTACCACGTTATCTGGCCTGGCAAGAAGCAAGAGCTTGTCTACCGCACTATGAAGTCTTCTCCGTTTATCGTCGCTCGTTACATGAAGGTTGCCGGTGAAATCTATGGCCGTGGCCCATTGGTTACAGCAATCGCTGATATCAAAACGCTAAACAAGACTGTTGAGCTAGTGCTGAAGAATGCTTCACTGTCTATCTCTGGCGTCTACACGGCTGCTGATGACGGGGTTCTTAACCCTCAAAACGTAAAGATCCAGCCTGGTGCAATCATTGGCGTTGCCCGTAACGGTGGCGCACAGGGTCCATCCTTGTCACCATTACCACGCGCCGGTGACTTCAACACAAGCCAGATTGTAATGAATGATCTGCGCATGAGCATCAAAAAGATCTTGATGGATGATACGTTGCCACCTGACAATATGTCGGCTCGTTCTGCTACTGAGATTGCTGAAAGATCCCGTGAGCTTGCGTCTAACCTTGGTTCTGCCTTTGGTCGATTGATTGACGAGACAATGATCCCGTTGGTTTCTCGCATTCTCTATGTGATGGATCAGGCTGGCTACATTGATCTACCGCTCAAGGTGAATGGTGTTGAGGTTAAGGTGACGCCCGTTGCTCCTTTGGCCCAGGCCCAGAAGCTTCAAGAGGTAAACGACATTGTGCAGTTTATGCAGATTGCAAACTCTCTAGGTCCACAAGGTCAGATGGCGTTGTCGATCCCAAGGATCACTGCATTCATTGCCAGCAAGATGAACATCAAGCAGGAATTGCTCACTACAGCAGAAGAGCAAGAGATGATGATGCAGCAGATGCAGCAACAAGCGATGGCAGAACAAGGGCCACAGGTTGCTGATGACGGTGGAGCAACAATGGAGGCAATGCAATGAGTTCACCCGATGGGTGGGAAGGTTTAACCCAAGCAACAAGTGAAGTCCCAAAGGCAGCAGATATAGATATCCTATACGGCAAGGTCTTTAAAACTACTGAGGGGCAGCGCGTACTAAGTCATTTGCGCAGTGTTACGATTGAGCAACCGACTTGGTTTCCTGGAGAAGATGCGAGTTTCGGTTATGTCAGAACAGGCATGGCTGAAATGGTCCGCATGATTGAAAAAAGAATAGGAAGGTCAAACAATGGCTGAAGCAATGGCAGAAGAAGTAGCGGCTGATGGCCCAATGATTAACGTGTTAGAACCAGAGGCTCCTCAAGAGGATGCACCTGTTGCGGTACACGACCAGCCTCAAGGTGAAGAGAAGGCTGCAAATGATGATGGACCATTAGAGCGTCCAGAATACTATCCAGAAAAGTTTTGGGATGAGGACGGGCCTGATGTTGAAAAGCTTGCAAAGAGCTATGCGGAGCTTGAAAAGAAGTTTAAGTCCGGCAAACATAAAGCACCGGAAGAGTATGATGTATCTGCACTTTCGGATCAGGGTTTGGACTCTGAAGATCCGACTGTCGCCGTATATCAGGATTGGGCTAAAGAAAATGGGATTAGCCAGGGTGCTTTCGAAGATCTGGCGGGTCGTGTCTTAGCTCTGTCTAAGGACGAACAGGAAAGCGTACAGTATGACCAGCGCGTAGAAATGGAAAAACTTGGAACTAATGCCTCTGAGAAGATCCAGATGACAGAGCGAGTGCTGATGAAGGCTCCTCTAAATCCATCTGAGCGTGAAGCTATAGCGTATTCTTTGAATAATGCTGATGCTATCAACGCATTCTTGAAGTATCACCAGGCGATTACGAATGAAAACATTCCAATTAAGCCTACGATCCAACAAGACAGCATGACTAGACAAGATCTTGATACTGCAATCTCTGATCCGCGCTGGCAAAGTGATGCCGCATGGCGCACCCAGATGGAACAGAAATGGTTTCAATCGCAGCAAAAATCTTAAAGTCTTGCAATAAGTATCGCTTGCGTGTATTTTGGCCACAACGGCTAACCGCGCTCGGCCCGTTAGATGTAGTAATCTACTGGTTGGCGCGGCCATAACGCGCAAGCGACCGCCCGAACCTCGGATAACGGAAGCGTTTAATAGAAACGCAAAATGAGGTTTTGCTAATGGCGATTAACGTATCAACAGCTTTTGTTGATCTCTTCGATTCTGAGGTCAAGCAAGCGTATCAAGCCGAATCTGTGCTTCGCGGCACAATGCGGACTCGTACTGGCGTAGCCGGTAACACAGTTAAGTTCCCAACAATCGGTAAGGGCGTAGCAACTTTGCGCGTACCACAAACCGATGTTACACCGCTTAACGTAACATATGGCCAAGTAACTGCGACAATGGAAGATTACATTGCTGCGGAATACTCAGACATTTTCCAACAGTCTCACATCAACTTTGATGAGCGTTCTGAGTTGGTTCAAGTCGTATCTAAGTCTATTGCTCGTCGCATGGACCAGATTATGATTGATGCTCTGAATGCTGCTACCGGCACAACAGCCGTTGCAACAAGCATTGGTGGTTCTACCACAAACATGAACATCGAAAAGCTACGCGCTACTGCAAAAGCTATGAACCAAAATAACGTACCTTCTGAAGGTCGTAATTTGCTCATGCACGCTTCTCAGCTAGATGCTTTGCTCGGTGAAACTGAGATCACAAGCCAAGACTTTGCTTCTGTAAAGGCTCTTGTCCAAGGTGAAATCAATACATTCATGGGCTTCAACATCTTGACAGTAGGCGATCGTGATGAAGGTGGTCTTCCAAAGCCATCAACTCGCACTTGCTTTGCCTGGCATAAAGACGCAATGGGCTATGCTGAGTCAATGGCTCAGAAAACCGAAGTCAACTATGTCCCAGAAAAGACATCGTTCTTGGTTAGCTCAATGTTCTCTGCTGGTTCTGTTTCAATCGACGGTGCTGGCATCGTTAAAATTGCTTGTACTGAATAAGGAGATCTGAAACATGGCATTCGCAACAGCAAACTGGTCAACCGTTGGCGCTTCTAAAAGCGGCAATGCTCCTGCAATCTATAGCTATAAGTCCTCTGGTGACAACAAAGCTACTATTGCCGGTTCCGGTTACTTCAACACAGTTGAGGCTCTTATCACTACTGGTGATTGGATCTACACATACGGTAGCGATGGCGGTCAAACGCTCGTAGCAACCAACAGTTCTGGCGTTATTACAGCGGCAGTAATCTAAAGAAAGGGAGGGCTGGTTCGCACTGGCCCTCTCCACCTCTTACGGAGAACCGTTATGGCTGCTGGCGACACTTCACTTTCAATATGTTCGGATGCTTTAATCCTGTTGGGCGCTTCGCCCATTTCTTCGTTTACGGAGGGGTCTGATTCGGCCCAGGCTTGTGATCGTCTTTATCCAGATCTCAGAGATTCAATTCTCTCAGTCTACCAATGGAGTTGGAGCGTTAAGAAGGTTCAGCTTAACCGACTGTCTACGGCCCCGATTGATGAGTGGAAGTATGCCTATCAGCTACCTGGCGATCTACTCTCCGGTGTTCTGGCTGTATTCAGAAGTGCTGGTCTATCCGAAAAACCCACTCGTTATGGCTGGGAGATCTACGGGGATCAGCTTTATACTAATTTTGAAAAGATCTTCATCGACTATCAAGGCACAGTTGATGAGAGCAAAATGCCTAATTACTTTGTAAGACTGTTGCGCTCTGCGTTGGCAGCGGAGTTGGCGTTTACAATCACAGACCAAATCAGCAAGTCAAACTATTTCCGCGCTGATGCTTACGGATCTCCAGGCGAGTCAAATCGTGGTGGATTGATGCGTGAGGCGATGAACATAGATGGTCGTGGCAAGCCACCGGAGATTATTGAGGACTATGCCCTTATTAATGTGAGATACTAAAATGCGGATTATGCAGTTCCAGACCAACTTCTCGGTTGGTGAGCTTGATCCTCTCATTCGCGCTCGTACTGACCTACAGCAATATAAGAATGGTCTTGAGGAAGCTACTAACATCATTATCCAGCCACAGGGTGGGTTTCGTCGTCGTGATGGCTCTAAGTTTATCCATGACTTTGGCTCTGGCTTTACGGATTTTAAGGTTATCCCGTTTGAGTTCAGCGTAGATGATAGCTACTTTTTGGTGCTTGTTACTCAGCGTATCTATATCTTTAAGGCTGGAGTTCTACAGGCCAACATAAACGGTAGCGGCAATGACTATCTGGTGGCTACAGATATCACGACTGCTATGCTTGATGATCTTAACTACACTCAGGCTGTCGATACGCTCATTCTCTGCCACCAAGATCTGCAAACTAAACGCCTGGTGCGCAACGCTGACACAAATTGGACGCTGGAAAACTTACCAATAACCAATCTGCCCCAGTTCCCATATGCGTTTGACACACATCAACCTGACTTTACGGTTACGCCCAGCGCGACTAACGGCAATATTGAGATCACTGCGTCTGCTGCAACAACCGAAACAGGTAACGCTCAAGACGGTGCGGCTAATAAAATTAGAATTAAAGCCTCTAGTACATATGCGGACGATCAGCCAAATGGGATGTTTATAACTATAACTTCGGGTAGTGGAGTGGGTCAGACACGTCATGTCGAAGATTACAACGCCGTCACAAAATGGTTGACAGTCTATCCCGCTTGGGACATCGGGCAACAGCCAAGTACGTTTTCAAACTACAAGATCGAGCCTTTTGCTCCTGCTGCGGTTGGTGAGTATCTGCAAGTAACCAGTACATTTGGTCGAGCTAGATACGTCGAGTATGTATCTCCGACAGTTATGAAGGCTGTAGTGGAAGTTCCATTCTTTGACACTGGAGCGGTTCTTGCCGGTGAGTGGGAAAGCGAACACGGATATGAGGACGTGTGGTCTAATACTCGCGGCTGGCCACGCTCTGCTGCATTCCATGAGGGTCGGTTGTACTTTGGTGGATCTAGGTCCAGACCCAATACGATCTGGGGTTCTGGCGTAATCAACTACTTCGATTTCAATCCTGGCACTGGCCTTGATGATGAGAGTGTTGAGGCAACAATCAACACCAACCAGCTTAACACTATCGTTAATCTATTCTCAGGCAATGACTTCCGGATCTTCACGACCGGCGGCGAGTTTGTAATCTTGCAAACCTCCGGTGATCCAATCACGCCATCAACATTCTTTGTTCGTCCTCAGACAAGATTGGGATCAAAGGCTGGTATTCCGATTGAAGAGCTAAACGGTGCGTCGATCTTTATTCAGCGCCAAGGTAAATCAATCAACGTGTTCCAGTTTGGCGACACTACAGCGTCTTACCAGGTTCAGAACATATCTGCTCTTAGCTCTCACTTGCTAAAGAACCCTGTCGATATGGCTGCGCGTAGGGCTGCGTCTACAGATGAGTCCGATCGCTTGTTCGTGGTCAACGGTGATGATGGAACGATGGCTGTTTACTCCATCTTGGTTGGGCAGAATGTCATTGCCCCTAGCCGGTTCGTAACAGATGGCGAGTACATAGCTGTCGGTGTGGAGGTTGCAGACGTTTATGCAATCGTTAAGCGCACAATAAATGGCACTGATAACTATATGCTAGAGAAGTTCGATCCCGATCTTACTCTGGATAGCGTTAAGAGCGGCGGAGCGGCTTCCTCAGTTAACATGAGCCAGCTTCAAGGGGAAACGGTCCAGATCATTAGAGACGGCATTCTTGAGCCAGAACAAACGGTTCCTGCTTCTCCATACACAATTACTTTTGCGTCACCTGCCACGTCAAGTTTCCAGGTCGGATTGAATTACACGGTTACTGCTAGGACAATGCCAGCAGAGCCGGTGCTTTCTTCTGGATCTGTTCAAGGATTTAAGAAGCGGATCATTCAAGTTGATGCAATCGTAAACACTACTAAGGATATGACCATTAACGGCAAGCAGGTTTCATTCAGAAACTTTGGCGAGAATGTTCTTGATTCGGCAGTTGAGCCGTTCACTGGCATTAAAACAATGCACGGGCTGTTAGGTTATAGCGGGACGGGGCAGATTACGATCAGCCAGAATGTTCCATTGGAAATGATTGTTCTCGGTCTTGAGTACCGCTTGAGCGTAGGGAGTTAAGGCATGGAAGCAATGGCAGTGGTTGGTGCGGTAACTTCGGTTGCCGGTGCGGCGAGTCAGGTTCAAGCGGGAAAAGCGCAACGGGCTGGTTACGAGCAACAAGCACAACAGGCAGATCTAAAGGGTCGAGCGGAGGCTATTGCTTACAAGCAGCAAGGTGCAGATGCTCTTGCAAACCTAAATCAAACGCTTGCAGCAATTATAGCAAGGGCCGGTGCCGGTGGTGTTGATCCTACATCTGGATCTGCCCAGACAGTCGCAATGTATGCAACGTCACAAGGCGTAACGGAAGCGCAAATTGCGGAAGATAACGCGGCTCTTGCTATCGGGCAAGCTACTCAACAAGCTGGCATTTATAGATCCGCAGGGCGAACCGCTCAATTAAGTGCCAATGTTAGTGCCGCTGCCACTCTTGGTTCTGCTGCTTACTCTGTCGGACAATTAAGGTAAGGTTAGAATATGGCACAGCTTCCACGATATCAAAAACTTGGTGTAAGAACCCGTCAACCACAAAACCTTGATTTTGCAGATACACGAGAACAGGCTTCTCTTTCTCAGAACCTTTCTCAGCAACTAAACCGTATGTCTAACTTTGCGTTTCAGAAGGCCGGTGAAAGGGCTGTTGAGCGTGGCGAAGAGCGTGTTCAAGAAGAGGGCGCGATTGCTACACTTGGTGATATTGATAAAAGGGGTGGTCCGCGTACTATCGCTGACGAAGCAGCATATGCTTTGGGTAGTCGTGTTGCTGTTGCTGAAGTTCAGAACGCTGCTGAAATAGAAATCAGTAGAATTTTAACTGAAGCTGAAAAGAGTGGAACCGCGTTTTCTACTGTTCAAGCGCAACTAGCAGACGTTACTGATGGTTATTCGGAATCGCTGCGGGTGATAGATCCTGCCGCTTCTTCTGTTTTAAAGGTGAACCTAGAGGGGGCTACTGGTAAGGCGACTGAGAGGTATTCAAACTATTACGTTAAGCTGCAAGCCCAGCGTCAAGCTACTAAAAGAGCGAACGCTGCCGACCGTTCGTTTAAAAGTACCTTAGCCGATGCAATCTTGCCAGGCATGACTGTAGAGAAGTTGGGCGAAAGCATTGCGGCTGAAGCAGATTTGCTTCGCGGCATGGGCGCTACTGAAAAGCAAGCAAACGATTTTTATGAGAAAACATTTAATGCGGCTTATCGAGAGAAGCTAACTTATGATTTCAACACTGCGCCATTGGAGGAAAAGCAAAGGCTTTTAACTGACATGGAGACTATGGCTCTCCCTGGTATGTCTTTAACTCAAACTCAAAGTGTTCGTAAATCTTTAAACGCTGATTATAATTCGGCTTTGCAAGTCACTAGAGGTGAGAGCAATTCAATCGTTTCATCTGTAAACGCATTAGGGACATTGCTTGCCAAAGGCGGAGACCCATCCCTAAAGGAAATCGCTGATCTCCAAGAACGTGCTAATAACCTGGGAGATCAGGGTGCTGGTGCTAGAGCCGCTCTAGCTGAATTAGAGTTCAATGCTGAAAACGCTGCAACCTATCGAAAGATGAATGTTGAAGAATTGGCGTCAGAGATTAATGATCTTAAATCAGGTATCACTGGAATGGGTGGTTCTGGCATTGATACACTTCTCGAAGCTGAAACCCTGCAAGTCGCACAGGCTTATTTAACTGCTGCAAACAAGAGTATTAAAAACGCAGCAACTGAGCAAAAAGCGGAGTTTCAACCTAAAATAGATGCTGCCGGCGCACAGCTTAAAACCCTTCAAGATGTTGTTGACCAGGGAATATCTGTAGATCAACTCGCTATAGAAAAACTTCTTTATGATCTTGACGATATACCAGATTCTTTAATTGATGGTTTTCAAGACGAAGTAAATACCTTGATCGAAACCAATCTGCTTGGAGACCGTCTTCGAGGGTACACTCCAAGCGAAATTGCTGGATACCTTTCCGGATTGCGGGAGGAGGGTGTAAATACCGCTATCGAGCTAAAGCAATTAAATCTTGCTGAGAAAATGCTAAATAACATGGAGACTCAGCTTGCTGATGATCCTTTGACGTATGCAATGAATGTTGGCGTTAAGGACTCGAGCAACAGCACGGTGCAAATATCTGGAATAAATGCTACTCCAGACAGTCCTGATGTCACGGCTAATATAAAGAAGCGTGTGGCTGACGCACAAATCATTGCATCTAAATACCGTATTGAACCTAAGTATTTTACCGCTCAAGAACGGGATTCACTTACAGAGTTTCTTCAATCTGAAAGCACTGACAGACTTCAAATCATGGGATTTCTTGGCGCAATGGTAGATGGCGGTGGTTCTGCTACGCCTGATATGCTTGCCGAGATATCAGATTACGCTCCTGGGTTTGCTGGAATTGGCGCACTCATTAGTGAGGGCAGACCAACTGCTGCTAACCATGCCTTGCGCGGAATGGAGTACATAAAGGCTGGCAATAAACCTGCTGGATTATCTGCTATATATACAGAACCAGAGTTCGTGGGCATCACGGGTCAAGCGTTGCGATACTCTCCAAAAACACTCAACGTAATTCGTGAAAATGCTGAGTTAATTTATGCAGATACTGCGCGTACCGAAGTCGATTTCAATGCTGAAAAATGGAAAAGCGCGATAGAAATGGCTGCTGGTATGAAAACCATTGGCAGAAAGTCATATGGCGGTATTCAAGAAGTTAGAGGCCAAATGACATTGCTTCCACCGGAGGTAACGCCAGATGATCTTGAGGATGCACTATCAAGTATTACCCCCGATATGGCGTTTGAAGTTTCGGGGATAAGCTTATCTACTGGCATGGTGAATGCTATATCAAAGAGAAATTCCTACAAAGTTATTAGTGCTGGTGGCGATAAGGCTGCGATTACCTTTGAAGAAGACTCATACGGAAACCCGACATACGTTAAGGATAGTGATGGCAATCCATTTTTCTTTGATATCTCTAAGCTGGTAGATCTAAGCAAAGCGTCAGGTAATTAATATGAATTTTGACAAACCAGAAATGTTAGACTTCTTACCTGAGAATGGAAGATCAGAAGCGCCTGGGCCGCTAATGGAAAACGTGACCGGTGCCTTCGATGCAATGAAGTACACTGGTGGTGCTGGTGCTAACAGCAGGGGGTTTACTCTACTTGATGTTTGGACTCCAATTATTGACGAGCTAAACGAGACCGGCGCAGATTTTGAGAACCCTGCCATTTGGCTATTTGATTCTATGTCTTCTCGATATGACGGGAAAGCCGACGAAATATATTCCTACATACAGAACAATAAGGAGAGCCTTCCAAAAAGCTTATCCGAAATTAACTCTGCTTCAGTAGACGAAATGATGAAGAGCTTTGTTCAACAAAAGGAAACCGAGCTTTCAGAGCTTGCCCGTAACAATCCAGGGTTTTTCCCCGCTGCTGCTAGATTTGTTGGTGGTATGGGTGCCGGTGGTGGCGATATTGTTACTCAACTTACTATGCCGTTTGGCGGATGGTCTAAAACCCTTTGGAAGAATATTGCGCAAAGTGCTGCCGTAAACGCTGGTTCCGGTGCTATAAGTGAGCTTGACGTTAAGGATTGGTATGACGAGCTAGGGCTTGAGTATAGCTACGAGGATTTTATTAACAATGTAGCCATGCAAGCTGCATTTGGTGCGGCTATGCCAGCAGCAGGGGCCGGTATCAGAATGACTGCCGACCAGGCGCTGAAGGGCTGGGACGTTCTCAAGGGCAAAATGAAGAAGCCTTTAAGTGCAGAAGATGAAGCACTGGTTAATGTTTTGGAAAGCCAGGCTGATATCGAGGCGTCAAACCCGTTACGGTCAGAGAACAATATCGAGGCTGAGTCTGAGCATGAGGCTAGACTGTCTGATGCTACTGCTGCTTTGGCGGGAGATACGGTTCCTAGGATGTCTGAAGAGCCTTCTTCTCCGATAAAGGGAACAATTCCATTACAGGATGAGCTAAACAAAAACCAAAAGAAGTGGTTGGCAAACAATGCCAAATTAAAAGTAGCTGAAGCCGAAGGTATTAAAATCCAAAATCGGTTAAATGATGCTTTTGACGTTGATCCAAATCTTACAAAGGACAGTAAGATAATAAAAGATTTAATGGATGAAAACAAACTCAACGAATCTAAAGTTGATGAGTTCAGATCTATACAAGATGGATTCGGCAAACAGCGTTTAAGTATTTTAGAAAAACAAAAACAGGAACTTGCGCTCGTTGATAATGGAGCAGATAATCTTGACGGTGTTATCTACAATATAGACCCTATGGATATTGAGGTTGACGCCAAGACATTCCAGTTCAAAGAGGGTGGAGATGAGTTCGGCGTTACCGAGCGCCTCCAAGGGATTACAACCTGGGACAAGTACAAGTCTGGGACGGTTACTGTCTATGAATATGCTGATGGTCGCATGGCGATTGCGGATGGACACCAGCGCCTTGGGTTAGCAAAACGCATACGTTCACAAGATCCCTCTCAGGATGTTAGAGTATTCGCTTACAAGCTACGCGAAGCTGATGGCATAACACCGGAAGAAGCGCGTGTGATTGCGGCAATGAAAAACATTGCAGAAGGCACCGGTACATCAATAGACGCAGCAAAGGTTCTGCGGGTAGATCCTAGTCGCATTTCAGAGTTGCCACCCCGTTCAGAGCTTGTTCGCCAGGCGCGTGACATGATGGGTCTAAGCGATACAGCATTTGGTGCAGTGGTTAATGGCGTGATCCCGCCCAAATATGGTGCTATCGTTGGCAGACTAATTGATGATCAAGATCTCCAGGGTGCAGCTATTGAGGTTTTAGCAAAGGCAGATCCAAGCAATGCCTTCCAAGCTGAGTCGATCGTCCGACAGGTTCGTGAATCCGGTTCAGAGCAAGTTGAGCAAATCTCCTTGTTCGGTGAAGAAATAGTAACCGAAAGTTTCTTTGTCGAAAGATCCAAGATACTAGATCGAGCATATAAAGAGTTACGCCGTGACAAGGCTGCATTCGAAACCTTAGTCCGAAACTCTGATCGGTTAGAGGCCGAAGGTAATGTTCTTGCAAAAACCGCAAACGAAAGAAAGGCTAGTACAGATGCCCAAACGATCGCGCTCCTCCAAACGCTTGCAAACCGCAAAGGGCCGCTCTCAGACGCCCTCAATGACGCAGCAAGAACAGCCAGGGACACAAACAGCTATGTCGCAGCAACTAGCGGATTCCTCGATGCTATCAGAGGATCAATTAAATCGGGCGACTTCGACCGCTTATCATCTGGCGATGTTGGACGCGCTGTCGATGGTCCGCCGGAGATCACTAGATCTGAAGCTACAGCAGAACCAGCCATTGAAGGATTCGACGAACCAACAGGCGTAGCAGCAGAGCGCCAGGCAAACCAGCTAGTGCAAGACATGTTCGGTGCTGATGAGGCGGCTCCCGCTGTGCAGAGACTTGACGTTTCTCCCATAGAAGAAGATCTAGTCGCGATCGAAGACATTAAGATGCCGATTGATGATAGTTTGCCACCGGATCAGATCCGCGCTCAAGTAAGGGCGCTGACAGAAGAGAATACCGAAATTGTCAGGGGATTGATCCAAAGGATTGATTCTAAGTTTGGTACTGAATCTGGCGATAATGTGAAGGATCTCGCGAAGGTTACTCAAAAGGCTAACAGACCTTCAATCCTGGCGAAAAAACCTTGGCACAAAACTTCTCACATTAGAGATAGCTACCGGTTCAAAACTGTTATTGATGATTTCAGAGATGTACCGGCTATCTTTGATGAGCTTCTTGATAGTGGCATTCGCCTGGTTAAAGTAGACACCGGCAAGCTGTTTGATCCAAAAGAATGGGGATGGCGTATTATTGCATTCGATCTAAGAATGCCTAATGGTCAACTTGTCGAATGGTATTTACCGATTAAGGAGCTTGAAGCCCAAAAGAAAAGTGAAGGTCACTTGCTGTTCGAGGAATGGCGCAACAAAAGCCCAGAAGAAATTGTCGATCAATACGATGATTATATGGCAACAATTCAAAGAAGCTTTGAAGGCTATGACAATTCTTTTCAGTCTGGCTTGGACAGGCTTGGCATTTCAAGAGAAGAGGCTACTGCGTCTTGGGCGAGGGCTGAAAGTTCTATGCTGGATGCGGCACGGAAGTCGCCAAGTTCGTCTGGCATGACCACATCGTCAGGTGTGCGAGGAGTCGAAACCCAAGTTCCATCTAGGGTACGCATGACAGAAGAACCGGATTCTGTCCAAAGCATGACACGAGATGTGCCTTCTTCTACGAGTGCAAATTTAGGTGAAATCATTGATGATACCTCCGGTGCCAATTTAGATATCACTTCGCCTGATGTCAAGTCCGGAGATATATTTGATGATATGGACCTTGAGGTGCCTGTAGGTCAAAGGTTTAATGAGCAAACAGGCTTGGTAGAGTCTACTACTATGACGATGAGAGATCTCAAGGCCCAAATAGACGCCGAAGATTCAATGATAACCCGTTTGGAGTTCTGCACAGTATGACTTTTAAAGGCTGCATAGATGATGGCGTCCAGGCTGGTGATATCACTCAGGACCAGGCAAATGAAATCAACGGTTTGTTTGATGAGCTAGAGGTTCAGTATAACAGGCAGATGGGTTCTGCTGCGGCAACGGCAAAGGCTGCTGCCGATACGTCGATCGCTGCTAGAAAGATTGCTGTAGAGCGAAAGCGCCGTGCTGCACTACAGGCAGTAACGTGGAAGCGGATCAATAACGATCTCAACAACTACAAAACCGTTTTAGGCAATGCCAACAAGGGAGAGGCAGCAAAGGCTCTGTTCGAGCAAGATCAAACATCTAAGTTCAACAGCGTTGCCCAGGTCCAGCAAGCGGTTACGAGAAGTGCTACGCGGAAACTAGACGAGTTCTTAGCCACCTTTAAGCGTAACATAGTTGGTGAAACTAGAAACAAAGCGGATCTTAAAGATATGGTTCGCGAGGTCTTTTCTGAAGGCTCAACAACAAGCACGTCTGCTAGAGAAATGGCTCAAGCTTGGAAGGCTTCATCTGAGTATCTTCGTGCCAGGTTCAATGCGGCTGGTGGCGCTATTGTAAAGCGTTTAGATTGGGGGCTACCTCAGATCCATGACACTATGAGGGTTCGCCAGGTTAGCTATGGCGAATGGAAAGAGTTTATTACGAAACGTCTCGACCTAAAGAAAATGGTCGATGAGCAAACCGGCTTGTCATTTTCCCCAGAGAAGTTGGAGATCGCGCTAAGAGATTCCCATGAGTCAATTACCTCTGATGGGTTCAATAAGCTTAAACCTGGCACAATGACCGGCAACAAATCACTGGCGCTCCGAAACCAAGATCATCGTTTCTTTGTGTTTAGAAATGCAGACGCCTGGATGGAGTACCAGCAGAAGTTTGGCAATCCAAATCCGTTTGACGCAATGATGGGGCATATCGACATGATGTCTCGTGACATTGCTATGCTCGAAGTTCTCGGCCCCAATCCAAGTGCTACTGTAAAATTCCTCAAACAGACATTGCAAAAAGAAGCTGGTGGTGATGCTGTTGCTGCAAATGCAGCGCGTAAAGCAAGCGCAACTATAGATACTCTTTATTCTAATGTGAATGGAAGCATCAACGCTCCCGTCGATAGCAAGTATGCTTACAGCTTCGCGGGTCTTCGACAAGTTCTTCAGTCTGCACAATTAGGCGCTGCGTCACTAGCTGCTGTAACTGATGCGAATTTTGGCCGTATAGCAAGAACGATGGTTGGCTTACCTCAGACTAAAATGATTCAAAACTATCTCAAGTTTATGAACCCACTTTCACTTGAGGAGAAGGGCAAGCTTGCTGTCCGGCTTGGTTTGACTGCGGAAGCATGGTCAACTTTGGCGTCTGCTCAAATGCGCTACGTTGGGGATCTGTCCGGCCCAGAAGTTACACGGCGTGTAGCTGACTTCGTAATGAGAGCGTCATTACTTTCCCCTTGGACTAACGCGGGAAAGTGGGCATTCGGAATGGAGTTTCTTGGCAACCTGGCTGACAACGCAGGAAAGACGTTTGACCAGTTAGATCCAATGATGCGCAGGACGTTGGATCACTACAACATTGGTGCTGATAAGTGGGAGATTGTAAGAGCAACTCCCCTCTATGAATACGAGGGTGCTTCGTTTCTTCGGGCTGAAGATATCGAGATGCGTACAGACATACGATCGGATCTAGCCCAGGATCTAGCCACTAGCTTGCTGGTGATGGTAGAGACAGAAACCAACTATGCGGTCCCCAGTAGCTCGATCAGAGGACGTGCCGCCTTAATTGACGAGACTAAACCAGGCACTATTTCCGGTGAGCTTACGCGATCGTTCGCCATGTATAAGGGCTTTGGGGTTACGCTGGTCAATACGCACATAATGCGCGGTCTCAATCAGCCAGGTCCAAAGGCAAAAAGTGCTTACTATGCAGATCTATTGATAAGCACTACGCTCATGGGCGCACTGGCATTGCAACTTAAAGAGATGAGTAAGGGCAGAGATCCACGCCCAATGGAGGGGCCGGAGTTCTGGGGTGCTGCGTTGATGCAGGGCGGTGGCCTTGGTATCTTTGGTGACTTCCTATTCTCTGATGTTAATAGATATGACAGAGGGCTGGCGGAAACTATTGCCGGTCCTGTCGTCGGATTTGCCAATGACGCAAGAAAACTAACAGTTGGTAATTTAATCGAAGCGGGAAAGGGTGAAGATACAAATTTTGCGTCTGAGTTCTTGGGCTTCGCCGGCCGCTACACTCCAGGTTCGTCCCTTTGGTATTCTCGCTTGGCCCTTGAGCGCCTTGTGCTTGATCAGGGAAAGAAGTGGGCAGATCCAGACTTTAGCTCCAAGGCTCGACGCTTGGAATCAAAGTATCGCCGCGAGTATGGTCAGAACCATTGGTGGAAAAAAGGTGAAACATCGCCAAGAAGAGGCCCAGACTTGTCGAACATGTTTGAGTCAAATTGAAAAATCTGCTATAGGGTGAACAAATGAACGGGAAAACGACATGAGTGATATTGCAATCAATCCGGTAACGCGCCGAGTTCAGTTCACAGGTAATACTGGAACAGGTCCATACGCCTTTACCTTCAACATCTTAGTCAGTGGTGATATCGCAGTCTTCAAGGGGACTACGGAGCTAACGCTGACTACGGATTACACGGTAAGCATTAACGCAAATGGCACCGGATCTGTCACTCTTGGCGTTGCTCTCATATCATCTGATGTTTTGACTATCATTGGTGGGCGTGAGCTTTCCCGTACAACAGACTTTGTTACAGCCGGTGATCTTCTAGCCTCTAGCTTGAATGAGCAACTAGACAGTAACGTGATTATGACCCAGCAGCTTGACGAGAAGCTTGGTCGTGGTTTGTTTGTTAATCCTGGTGATGTGTTCACAGACCTTGAGCTTCCACTGAAAGACGCCCGTAAGGGTACGGTTCTGGGGTTTAATGCTACAACTGGTGATCCAGAGCCAGGTCCAGAGATCGGTGATGTTGACACTATTGCAGCAATCTCTGCTGACATTAAGACGCTTGCTGAGATCCAAGATGGTACGGTCGCGACTGATGCGATTACTAACGTCAACACGATCCGCGCAAATGTTACTACAGTATCGGGCATATCTGGGAACGTAACTACGGTAGCAAACATTAGCTCTGACGTTACGACTGTTGCGGCTGATGGCACTGACATTGGGCTGGTTGCTGGATCAATCGGCAATGTGAATAATGTTGGTGGATCTATATCAAATGTTAATACGGTTGCTGGTAATACAAGCAACATTAACTCTGTCGCTGGAAACTCTACAAACATTAATACGGTTGCCGGTGATACGACTGAGATCAATACTGTAGCCGGTAAGGCAACTGAGATCGGAAGACTTGGCACTGCTGATGCTGTATCGGATCTAAATACTCTAGGCACTGCTGATGTCGTCTCTGACATGAACACCCTGGGGACATCTGGCAACGTCAACAACATGAATACTTTGGCGGGTATCTCTGGCAACATCACGACTGTAGCTGGTATCTCAGCTAACGTCACCACTGTGGCTGGTGACACCGCAAACATTTCTTCGGTGGCTGGTAACAGTTCGAACATTAATACTGTAGCGGGTCAGACAACTAACCTTCAAAATGTTACCGACAATCTATCTGAAATTCAAAGCGCCCCTGCAAACGCAAGTGCTGCTGCTAGTTCCGCCTCTGCTGCTGCTGGTTCTGCCACTGCTGCTTCTGACTCCGCTGCTGCTGCGGCTGCTGCCTTTGATTCCTTTGACGATAAGTATCTTGGAAGCAAAACTGGATACTCAGGTAGTGGCACAGGCCCAACGGTAGACAACGATGGTAATGCTTTGGTCGAGGGGGCTTTGTTCTTCTCTTCTGATGCAAACGAAATGCGTGTGTATGATGGGGCCAACTGGATTGCAGCTTCCTCTGCTGGCACTGCATCTCTGATACTCTATGAGTTTACTGCAACAAATGCTCAGACTACATTCTCAGGTGCTGACGATAACAGCGCAACACTAGGATATACTGCTGGTAATCTACAGGTTGTAATGAACGGTGTTATCCTTGATCCGTCTGACTTCACTGCCTCTAACGGAACGTCTGTAATCTTAGGCTCTGGCGCTGCAACGGGCGATTTGCTGAACGTGTATGCGTTTAAGTCTTTCACTGTAGCTGACACAGTATCAGCATCTGCTGGCGGTACTTTCTCTGGGGATGTAAACATCACGGGTACTTTGACCAGCGATGGGCTGACTGTGGATGGTAGTGCAGTAGTCCAAGGTTCAGAACCTCGTTTTATACTTAGTGAGACGGACGTTACTGGACAGAATACACGTTTCCGCAACACTGGTGGCGACCTTCAAATTCAAACTATTGATGATGCTTATAATGTAGCCGCCAATCGTATTTCTTTAGACCACGCCACAGGCGACATCAGCTTCTACGAGGACACAGGCACCACGCCAAAGTTCTTCTGGGATGCTAGTGCTGAAGGTCTTGCGCTTGGGCATTCTGCACCAGATGGTGCTTTAGATATTGAGAAGACTGTTAACACTGCGTGGTCAAGCGCTCTAAGGGCAAATGACTTCTTACAGATTAGCAACGTATCAACAACTGGGGGTTCTTATAGCGGTATTGAATTAATCGCTACAGGCACAGGTGCGGCAGGTGCGGCAGAGATTGTCTGTATTGATAGTGGTAGTGGTAGCGGTGACCTAGCTTTCTCAACACGTAATAGTTCTACTTGGGCAGAACGTATGCGCATTTCCGCCTCAGGCAACGTTGGGATTGGCACGAGTTCGCCTGATACGAAACTAGTTGTTGCAAATGGCAGTGACACCTTAAAGTCTAACTTAGACAGTGACAGCATTGACCTTTTTGCTAACGGTAAGACGTTCAACTTAGGCACTACGTCTAATAACGTGGTTAGGTTCTTTGAAAACAACTTAGAACGTATGCGCATCCAATCAGGCAAAGTTACCGTGGGAGACACGTCCAATACGGGAGGGGCTATAAACGTATCTACTATGCCAAGTATTTGGGGTATCTCTATTAAAGATATTGCAAACAACCAAGCACTTATGAGGTTTTTAAATTCGGGAAATGTGAGTGTAGGCACAATTTCACACAATGGTTCATCCACATCCTACAACACATCCTCAGACTACCGCCTAAAGACTGACGCACAGCCAATGACAGGTGCCTCTGACCGTGTCCAAGCACTGAACCCAGTTAACTTCGAGTGGATCGCCGATGGTACTCGTGTTGATGGCTTCCTTGCACATGAGACACAGGCTGTTGTTCCAGAAGCTGTACATGGCACTCAAGACGCCATGATGGACGAGGAGTATGAAGTTACTCCAGCGGTACTAGACGATGATGGCAACGAGACAACTGCTGCTGTCATGGGTACTCGCAGTGTCCCTGACTACCAAGGCATTGACCAAAGCAAACTCGTACCCCTGCTAACCGCTGCCTTGCAAGAATCATTAACCGCAATCACTGACCTTAAAGCTAGGGTCGCAATACTAGAAGAGGGGGCATAAGCCATGAGTAAATCAAGAGACGCAGCAGACCAGATCAATCGGGTAAACTCTAGTGCGGCTAATGCCACTGCTATCACGATTAATGCTAGTGAGAATGTTGGGATTGGGACGAGTTCGCCTAGTACAACACTCCAAGTAACAGGAAATAGTTCAAGTAGGAATACTATTGTTTCAAATGTCGCTCTAGACGGAGGAACAAGTGTAGCAAATCCTTATGAGGGCTTTGGTTTTGGTATTAACTTTATTGGCAGGGATTATGGTAACGCTGTAAGAAACTATGCAAGCATTAATACTGTAACGGAGGCTAAATCTTCATCTTCGGGCGGTGGAGATGCTGGATTTAAAACAGGTCTAAGTTTTTATACAAATGGCGGCGGTGCAAGCGGTACTAATCCTACAGAAGCCATGCGGATCAGCGGCGGTAATGTTGGGATTGGCACGAGTTCGCCTAACCATGAGCTAGACGTAAAGGCCGCAACAAACAGTGGTATCTCAATTACCCCTGCTACTGGTAATGCTACAAACTATTTAGATTGGTATGATACAGGCGGTGGCCCATATGGTCGCATAGGATATAATCACCAAACTAGCGCAATGACTTTTTCAACCTTGAACAACGAACGTATGCGCATCGACAGCAGCGGTGCAGTCACCATGCCAGCGCAGCCAGCTTTTAGTGCGATTAACAATACAGCGGCACAGACCAATCTTGCTATTAATACATACCATACTGTAGTTTTTGGGGGAGAAGTCTTTGACCAAGGTTCTGATTTTGCGTCTAACACATTTACGGCCCCAGTAACAGGCAGATATCAGTTTAATGTACAGATTAGGCTATACCAAATAGATGCCGCTGCTAGTTATTATCAGGCATATATCACGACTTCAAATAGGAATTACGAGGTAGAGCTAATCACTCCATTATTTACCTCAGACCCAACTTATATGACACTCAGCAGCTCCTTTTTGGTGGATATGGATGCTGGAGATACCGCCTTTGTCCAACTTTTCCAAGCGGGTGGGTCTGTACAAACAGACTTACAACAAGCTTGCAGCACTTTCAGCGGCTACCTAGTGGCATAACAATGGGCGAAATAGCCCTGTCTTAAAGGAGACATAACAATGGCAACAATTACATTAACAGTAGACGTAACGGACGCAGAGCAAGCTATTTTGCTGAACGATCTATTGAGCATCGACGACTGGCTACAGGGCGCAATGCTTGGCAAGAAGAACAATGCTTGGAAACGTATGCAGCAAGAGTGGACTACCAAGCTGATGAACGATGATAGCTTCACTGATCCAATCCCGTCTAACCAAGCAGACTTCGTGGCGCTTGTGACTGCACGGGAAGACTATTCAACACGCACTGAGCGTGATGCTTCTCAGGAGGTATAAGCCATGAGTAAGATTAGTGTAGACGAAATCACAGACGAAGCTGGCACAGAAGGCATGACTGCTGCTAATGCTGCGATTGCTGCGTAAGAAATAAAGAACAGGACGCCGACTAATGGATAAGAGAACAGTAGCATCGGCGCATGAGCGCATTGACGGCCTTGAGAAAGAGGTCATTGCTATAAAGACTGAGGTTAAAATCCAGTTCAAGGATTTGTTTACTCGCGTTAAGCGCATGGAATCTATCATGCTTGCAGCCACTGGCTCTATCATTGCACTCTTAGTAGCTGTGCTAATGAAGATGGGATAGGCTTTAGCTATGGCTGTGCTTGAAACAATCATGGCAGCCAACGCAGCGTATGCAATTATTAAGAAAACGCTGGAGAATGGCCGCCAGGTCAAGGATATGGTGGGCCATGTTGGCAAGTTTCTCAATGCCGAATCTGATCTAAAAGACGCCGTTGAACGCAAGAAGAAGAACCCCATTACAGCTATTACAGGTGGTGCCGAGGGTGATTGGGAAGAGTTCCAAGCTCTTGAAAACATTAAAGAAAAGCGCCGTGAGCTTGAGTCTTGGTGCAGACTATACGGACCCCCTGGCACTTGGGACCGTTGGATTTCTTGGCAGGCCGAAGCGCGTAGAGCTCGACGTGCAGCGCAGAAGCAAAAAGAAAA